AACGCCGAGGCTATCGCCACGGTCGCGGCCTCGATCCAAGAGTTTGGCTGGCGCCAACCCATCGTCGTGGACGAGGCAATGGTCGTGTTAGCCGGGCACACCCGTCTTGAAGCGGCCCGCAAGCTCGGTTTCAAAACCGCGCCGGTGCATGTCGCCAAGGGGCTGACGGCATCCCAGGCGCGGGCCTTCCGGATCATGGACAACCGCTCCAGCGAAAACGCGGAGTGGGACAAGGACCTGCTTAACCTTGAGATGGCTGACCTGCTGGAGGCGGAGTTCGACCTTGGCCTGACGGGCTTCACCGACGATGAACTCAACGCACTGATGTCCAGCCTTGAGGACGGCGCCGGTCCCCAAGAGGGTGAGGAAGATGTGCCGGAAACTCCCGAGGATCCGATCAGCCGCCCCGGCGATCTCTGGATCCTCGGCAACCACCGGCTGCTCTGCGGCGACAGCACCGTCGCCACGGATGTAGAGCGCGTCTTGAACGGGATAACACCCCTCCTTATGGCGACAGATCCTCCATACGGTGTTGAATATGACCCGAGCTGGCGCAACCAAGCGGGCGCCGCCAAGACTAAGCGCACCGGCAAGGTGCTGAATGATGACCGGGCCGACTGGCGCGAAGCCTGGGGGCTGTTTCCCGGCGACGTCGCCTACGTCTGGCATGGCGCCTTGCATGCAGCCACAGTCGCCGAAAGCCTCGAAGTCGCAGGCTTCAGCATCCGGTCGCAGATCATCTGGGCCAAAGAACGGTTGGTTCTGAGCCGTGGAGATTATCACTGGCAGCATGAACCGGCCTGGTACGCTGTCAAAAAGACCGGCAAAGGCCATTGGGCGGGGGATCGCAAGCAGACAACGCTCTGGCAGATTGCCAACAAGGATCAGGACGAAAAAACAGTCCACGGGACGCAGAAGCCGGTCGAGTGCATGCGACGGCCTATCCTAAACAACTCGAGCCCCGGGCAGGCGGTCTATGAACCCTTCATGGGATCAGGAACGACGCTGATCGCAGCCGAGACCACGGGCCGCGTTTGTCTCGGGATCGAGCTGAACCCGGCTTATATCGATGTAGCCGTCCAACGCTGGCAGAAATTCACGGGCAAAGAGGCAGTGCTTGAGGGTGGCGAGATGACCTTCGATGCCCTGAAACCTGAGCGCGCGGCTGCATGAACCAGTCCCGCCTCATGTCTCTGGTCGAGGCGATCACCAACGTGATCGTCGGCTATGGCGTCGCGGTTGTGACGCAGATCCTGATCTTTCCGATCTTTGGGCTGCAAACAACGTTGGGACAAAATCTTGCTATGGGCGGGATCTTCACGATCGTCAGCCTGTTGCGATCGTTCGCTCTGCGGCGGCTATTTAACCAGCTTGCTGCGCGTCGTGGAGTCGGCGATAGTTTGCCTTATGTCCAAAACGCAGTCGCAAGATACACCGCTTTTAGATGCCGCCAAGGCGGCCGCTAATGTAGAGGATACACGCTCTCCTGAGCGGCGTATGTTGCCCCATGATCTTGATGTGGCGCTCAAATATCTCTCCGATGGGGAGCTTTCAGCGCTTTCGCGTGCTGTGACGGCTGAGTTGGATCGCCGGAATTCTTTGATGGCAAAGCCTCTAATGGAGCCCGCACAGCCCAAGCGGAAGCCAGCTCAAAAAGTTGAGGGCTTAACGCAATCCCAGATCAACCTGATCCAAGCTTCTGTAAAGGCCGGGGTTAAGCCAGCTGTTTTGTCGCGCCAATTTGGGCTCAGCCAAGCGCAAATCCGCGCTGCTTTAAAGGCGGGCGGATAAAAAAGGGCCAGCACATGGCTGGCCCAGTTGTGAGGCACATGACGCCGAGCAGAGAGGCGTCATGGAGCGAGGGTTCATACAGGCGAATCCTCGTGAATAAGCTTTGATGTTTGGCTTTCCGGGGGCAAGGCGTGGGGTTGACGTCCGCGTCAAGAGTCACCGCAATGACACATGTTTTTCCTCTGGGTGTCATCGTGTTGAGGGGAGGGGGGAGCGCACTATGTCAAACGCCACCCAACCCATCAGCGTCATCTCGCGACTCCTCGATCTCTCGGAACGGCGGGTGCAGCAACTGAGCCGCGAGGGTGTGATCCCAAAGGCCGAGCGTGGGCAGTATGACCTGATCGGCTCTGTGCGCGGCTATGTCCGCTATCTGCGCGACCAGGCCGTCAAGGCGCAGGCCGGTGCGCCAGACTATGCCGCCGAACGTGCCCGGTTCATCCGAGCGCGGGCGAACCTCGCTGAAATGGAAGCCGAGGAAAAGCGCCACTCGCTGATCGCAGCGGACCAGATTGAGGCAGCCTGGATCGCCGTGCTTGCGCTTCTGAGAACCCGCCTGTTGGCGCTGCCGGATCGGCTGGCGCCACAGGCCTTTGACCAACCCACCGTCGGAGATACCCGGACCCTGATCCGCACTGCGATCCGCGAGGTGCTCGATGATCTCGCGCAGCCAGACATTGAACTTGAAGCCGACATTGATCTTGAAGGGGTCGCCAATCCTGAAACGGACAGTGGCGAAGGCACTGGCAGTTCTGAAGCCGCCGCCGGACCTGACGATCAGCGATTGGGCAGACCAGAACCGCCGTCTGAGCTCTGAGGCCAGCGCCGAGCCGGGCCAGTGGCGCACGAGCCGCGCGGAATACCAGCGTGGGATCATGGAAGCGGTCTCTGATGCCGCCACCGAAACCGTCGTGATCATGTCCAGTTCACAGGTGGGCAAGGCGCTGGCGCTCGATACGCCGCTAGCGACGCCTACCGGCTGGACCACGATGGCCGACGTACAGGTGGGCGACATCCTTTTTGACGAAACTGGCGCGCCGTGCCGCGTCACGGGCGCCACGGATGTGATGCTCAATCGGCGCTGCTACCGCGTGCGGTTTTCAGACGGCAGTTCGATCATCGCCGATGCCGATCACCTCTGGGCGGTTGACAGCGACACACCAGTGCGCGCGCAGGACGCGATGAGGGACCTGTTCCATGACGATCCACCGGGCGGTCCTGACGACGAAGGAGATTGCTGAAACCGCGCATTACTACGGCGCGAAAAAGCGGAACCGATATGCCATCCCTGTGGCCGGTGCGCTGCAGCTGCCCGAACAGGCCTTACCGATTCCACCCTATGCCCTTGGTGTCTGGCTTGGGGACGGCCACAGCTACGGCTCGCAGATCACCTGTCATCGTGATGATCTGGAAATCGCCGACCATCTGCACGCATGCGGCATGGAGGTTGAGGTGACGTCGAAGGACAGGCGGTTTCCGCACATCCTGACACTGAAGCCGACGTTGCCTTGGCCAGCGCATATCTGCCGCCGCGGGCATGACATGAATGTGCTGGGTCGCCACGGAAATGGAAAGTGCGCGGAATGTGGGCGGCAGTTCTCGATGCAATGGAAGCACGGTTCTGCGGTTGATCCTGTTCTAGAGGAGGGCAAGCCGTTCAGCCTGCGCTTGCGGGAGATGGGGCTGGCGAAGGATCGGAAGACGCCAGAAACCGGCAAACACATACCGCCCGCCTACCTGCGCGCGTCGATAGATCAGCGCATGGCCCTTCTGCAAGGGCTGATGGATACCGACGGCTACATCGCGGAATGCGGCCGCTGCGAGTTCATCACCATTCACCGACGCCTGGCGGATGGCTTTGGCGAATTGTTGGCCTCCTTGGGCATCAAGTTTACTGCCGTCGACAAACAGCCGACGGTGGTGGTTGACGGCGAACGACGTCTTGGAAACCCTGCGACGCGGTTCTCCTTCATGATCTATGACGACACGCAGGTGTTCCGACTGTCTAGGAAGCGGGCGCGCCAGGTCTCCCGTGAGGGACGGCGGACAACGGAAACCGAGCGGCGCCGTATTGTCGCTGTCGAGCCGGTTGAGAGCGTGCCTGTGCGCTGCATTCAGGTCGATAGCCCAAACCGGCTCTATCTGGCGGGGCGGACCATGATCCCGACGCATAATACGGAGATGGTCAACAACGCCGTCGGCTACCACATCGATCAGGACCCGGCACCGATCATGGTGGTGATGCCGACCGAGCGCGACGCGGAAACCTGGTCGAAGGACCGCTTCTCACCGATGGCGCGGGATACGCCGTGTTTGCAGGATAAGATCGCTAATCCGAAGTCGCGAGACGGCAACAACAAGATCCTGCACAAGCGGTTCCCGGGCGGGCATCTGACCATCGTGGGCGCAAATGCGCCCTCTGGCCTTGCGAGCCGGCCGATCCGCTTGCTGCTGTGCGATGAGGTCGATCGCTATCCGTTCAGCGCAGGGGCTGAGGGGGACCCGGTCAACCTCGCGAAAAAGCGGACAGTGACGTTTTGGAACCGCAAGATCGTGCTGGTGTCCACGCCGACGAACAAGGGCGCGAGCCGGATCGAGGCGGCATTCGAGGAGAGCGACCAGAGGCGGTTCTGGGTGCCATGCCCGGCCTGTGGCCACGACCAAATCCTGACCTGGGGACAGGTCAAATGGGACAAGGACGAGAATGGCGGCCATCGTCCAGAAACCGCGCGCTACCATTGCGCCGAGTGCGATGCCGCGTGGAAGGATGAGACCCGCTGGGCAGCCATCTCGAAGGGCCGCTGGATCGCAGACGCGCCATTCAATGGGACTGCAGGCTTCCATCTGAACGAGATCTATTCGCCCTGGGTGCGGCTTGAAGCCATGGCCAAGGCGTTTCTCTCGGCGCGCGCGGGCGGCGACGAGACCATGAAGACCTTCGTCAACACCTCGCTCGGCGAGACCTGGATGGAAAGTGGCGAGGCGCCGGACTGGCAGCGACTGCAGGGTCTGAAGGAAGATTGGCGCGCGGGCATGGTGCCGGCGGGCGGGTTGTTCCTGACCGCTGGGGTCGACGTGCAGAAAGACCGGATTGAGATCGATGTCTGGGCATGGGGCAGGGGCCTGCAAAGCTGGCTCATCGATCACATCGTGATTGAGGGTGGCCCGGGGGATCCGGCGTGCTGGCAGCAACTCTCTGATCTGCTTGGCCGGACATGGCAGCATGAGTGTGGTATCTCGATGACCCTCGCCAAACTGGCGATCGATACGGGCTATGAGACCAGCGCTGTCTATGCTTGGGCGCGGCAGGTGGGGTTTGGACAGGTGGCGCCGATCAAAGGCCTTGAGGGCTTTAATCGGGCAAGCCCAGTGACAGGGCCGACGTTTGTCGACGCGACGATCGCGGGCAAGCGTCTGCGAAGAGGGGCACGTCTGTGGACGATCGCGACCTCGACCTTCAAGGCCGAGACCTATCGCTTCCTGCGGCTCGATCCGCCGGAGGTCAGCAGCCCGGCGGCGGAGGAGAGGTTTCCTCCCGGCTTTCTCCATCTACCGGGCTGGGTCGACGCCGAATGGCTCAAGCAGTTGACGGCCGAGCAACTGGTCACGATCAAGAACAAGCGCGGCTTTGCGAAGCTCGAATGGCAGAAGCTGCGGGAACGCAACGAAGCCCTCGACTGTCGGGTTTATGCCCGAGCTGCGGCTTGGATTCTCGGGGCTGACCGCTGGTCTGATGCGCGGTGGGAGGAATTGGCCGAACAGTTCGCTGTCGCTGAGGCAAAGGGCAGGGCCGTTACCAAAGCACAGAATCCGACGCGCAAAGCAAAGGTCCGCTACGTCGCGCGGTCAACATACATGGGCTAAGAAAGAAATGGGTTTATTGGTGGCATCACTGCAGGCAGCATTTTTTGAACTTTTTGCCGCTATCACAGGGACAAGGGTCATTACGACCGACTTTATCTGCGGCGTTCACAAAAGCCTCGGTCCATGGCGAAACCCGCAATAGATTATCGGCTTTGCGCCGATTTTGTTCTGCGAGGTATTCTGCGGAATAACTGTGCCATTTCGAAAGTTCGTCGATCGCATCTGAGATCAGAGCTTTCTGGTAACGCTGGCCCACTAGCGTGCCATTGGCAGCTAGCGTGGCTTCGTAATCCTCAAGAAAATGCTCGACGTTGCAGTATTCTTTTGGGATCAAACCTTGGTCGAACACATCGCGTACAGGTTGCGACATGTTAGGGATGCCGAGAGCAGCAATGGCTTCCATCCAACCGGTGAGCACATCAGTCTGTGCCTTGGGGCAGCGTTGACGAAACGTCCGGAAGTAATCCTCAATGCCCGCGCGTTGTTCGGAGTGCTGTTGCGCAATCAAGACTAGGGCATCGAGGAGAGAACTTCTGGAAAAGTCATCAGCTTTATCGTCTTCGACTGCCTCAAAGATTGGCTGCAAGTCACCATCGAATGTGCCTGCGATGACGCGAAAGCTGGTCTCGGTCACTGCATCTCCGAGGAGGTGCTCGAGAGCGTGGGTGGGGCGTCGGAGCAGTTGTAGCAATGGCCGATAGGCGCTCGGTTCACGCCATTCACCAAGCAAGTGGAAGATGGGAATGAGCGCCATCACGTCATCAGCCTGCATATCGCGAATGCGTTGCCGCGTGAGACGGTCGATGAGATTGATGAAAACAGGCGCCATATCATCACGCTTGTCGCTGGCCTCGGCCATTGCGGCTTTGGGGAAAATGTCGTCGCGCGCAAGATCGCGCATGATCTCATCTGGGGTCATGGTGTCGGCTGAACTCTCAATTGTTGCGCCTATTGAAGCAATTTAATGAGGGAGGTCAATTCGGATGCCGACAATTACCGATCTTCGTCTACGCCGCGAGGTACTTTCAACGCAGCGCGCCTCTGGTGTGGCGCGAGTGAGCTACGACGGTAAGAAGGTCGACTATCGCTCTGTCGCCGAGATCGACCGGGCCATCGAAGCGCTGGATCGTGAGATTGCCTTGGCAGAGGGGCGGCGGATCGTGCGCCATGTCCGCGTGACAGCGACCAAAGGCCTCTGAGCGAAATGGCAATTTTTGACCTGTTCCGCCGCCCCAAGCCGGGCGACCCTGAAGCCATGCGCGCGCGGCTTGAAGGGGCGATGGCCAAGCGCCGGCTGCGCGGTTGGAACCCGCCGCTGGAAAACATCAACGCGTTGGTCGCCTCCGGCGGCCCCCGCCTCTTGGCCCGCTCGCGGGAACTGGTGGTGACCAATGGCTATGCGGCGAACGCCTGTGAAGCCTTCGCGGCCAATCTCGTCGGAGACGGCATCAAACCGTCTTCGTTGATTGGTGATGCCGATCTTCGTGATCAGGTGCAAAAGCTCTGGCTCGCCTGGACCGACGAGGCGGATGCCGATGGGCTGACCGACTTCTACGGCCTGCAAGCCATGATCGCGCGCGAGATGTTTGTCGCAGGCGAGTGCTTCGTGCGCTTGCGCCCGCGTCGCGCGGAGGACGGTCTGCTGGTTCCACTGCAATTGCAACTTCTCCAATCCGAGATGTTGCCCTTCGAGAAAACCGAGACGGACCCAAACGGGAACCGCATTCGCTGCGGGATCGAGTTTGACCTGATCGGACGCCGGGTGGCCTATCACTTTCGCAGGCGGCATCCCGGCGATAGCACGGACCAACGCGTGGCAGTACCCGAGACGGTCCGCGTGCCGGCCGAGGAGGTGCTGCACATCTACCGCCCCATTGATGCGGGGCAAATCCGGGGTCTGCCGCATGTGGCGCCTGCCATGGTGCGGCTGTTCCTTCTCGACCAATACGACGACGCAGAACTCGACCGGAAGAAAACCGCGGCGATGTTCGCAGGCTTCATCACCAAGACAGCGCCAGAAGACCCAATGATGGGGGAGGGGGAGGCGGACCTTGATGGCGCGGCGCTGGCAGCTGCCGTCGAACAAGATCTTGACGTCAAATCCGGATTTGATCTGGTGCGTTTCAATGCCGGAGTTTCGGCGCCACCTCAGGGAAGGAACCAATCCGATTCCGCTGAAGGCGTACAAAGAAATCGAGGAGGCGAAACGAAATGGGCACCTTTATTGATTCTGGGCCCAATATCCGATCGCGCTTAG